AGTGCGGTAGCGAAAAACGCTGAACTCGGAAATAAACGCGCACGTAAATCTTTATTTGACAATCTTACCGAGAACAACTTGACACAAACGATGAGAGGGGGCTAATTGTATTTTAATTGTTTAGAGTGTTATGATAAAATCTTTTTATACCTTGGTAAAAAGGAGGGACCCAATGGATAAAGAGATTAAGTTCTTGATAAAATTTATTCCTGAAGAAACCTATGTGGATAGCTTAATTGATAATGGAGAGCTTTTCATGAGGCCATTAGGATATTATGCAGAATTAGAAAAACAAAGTAATGATAAAACAAGAGGCGACAGAAGAGAAGGGCTCCTACTTGACTGTATACGGGTTTGTGCCAATTATCCCATTTATTGTATGTACAGTGTTTTTAATGATGATGTAATTCCAGAGGGTATCCTCATTAACAAACGTGCTATACAAGAATTTTTCCCTGATGGCACAGGTCATTTTGCTATCATAAATTACGAAGATTTTATATCAAATCTAAACTCTGAATACTTTGATGGACACGCAGCTATGGCTGATCTTGTAAATTATGGCTCTGTTGATTGGAAAGTTCAACAACAACTATTAACTACCGATCCACAGAGAGCTGCCTTTATAAAAGGTTCAAATTATTCATATCAGCAGGAGTTCAGGCTGATAGTTTCAAAGAAGCTATCAATGATAAAGGATGAAATAGCTATAGAAGATTACAAAAAGATACACGGCGTAAATTTTCCTCATGATTTTCAAAAATACTCAGACTATGCTGCTCGAGTTGGTAATTTACAAAGTTACGCGAAAAAGTACAGTATAAAAGATTTATTTGAATATGATTATGAATACTTCATATTGAAGACAAGTTAAAATAGTCACCTGTTAAGTGCACCTAGTTCTATAGGTGCTTTTTTCATGCCCATTATAAGGAGAGTGATGTCCATGGGAATACTGCAAGGAATATTTAAGGCTCGTGACAAGCCTAAAAATACTCTTTCAGGAAGCTATTACAGCTTCTTTTTTGGAAGCACCAGTGCTGGGAAACCGGTTAATGAGCAAACCGCCATGCAAATGACCGCAGTGTATAGCTGTGTTAGAATCTTATCGGAGACGCTGGCTGGTCTACCACTTCATGTCTACAAATATAATGGTACAGGCGGTAAGGAGAAAAACCTTAAACACCCGCTTTACAAATTGCTTCATGATGAACCAAACCCGGAGATGACTTCTTTTGCGTTTAGAGAGACGCTAATGAGTCATCTTTTATTATGGGGAAATGCATATGCTCAGATTATTCGAAATGCACGAGGTGAAGTAATCTCCCTATACCCACTGATGCCAAACAAAATGACGGTCGATCGCGATTCAAGTGGTCGGCTTTTCTATTTGTACCAGCGTGGTAGTGAAGATGCTCCTACTCTTGGTAGAGAGAATCAAGTGTATCTTTCACCATCAGATGTCCTTCATATTCCCGGACTTGGCTTTGACGGGCTAGTGGGTTATTCACCCATTGCCATGGCGAAAAACGCTGTAGGACTTGCCATCGCTACTGAAGAATATGGAGCTAAGTTTTTTGCTAATGGCGCTTCACCTGGAGGTGTGTTAGAACACCCCGGTACCATCAAAGACCCTGCAAGGATCAAAGAATCCTGGAACGCAGCCTATCAAGGAAGCGGAAATGCTCACAGGGTCGCTGTTCTTGAAGAAGGCATGAAGTACCAGCCTATCGGTATATCTCCTGAACAAGCACAGTTCCTAGAAACCAGAAAGTTTCAGATCAATGAGATCGCTCGTATTTTTAGAGTCCCACCTCATATGCTTGCTGATCTAGAAAAGTCATCCTTTAGTAACATCGAGCAGCAATCACTTGAGTTCGTAAAATACACTCTCGACCCTTGGGTGGTCCGCTGGGAACAGTCCATGTGCAGAGCGCTTTTAATGGAAAGTGAGAAACCTAATGTGTTTATCAAGTTTAACGTGGATGGCCTACTGCGTGGTGATTATGTAAGTCGTATGAGTGGATATGCCACTGCAAGGCAGAACGGTTGGATGAGCGCCAATGATATCAGAGAACTTGAAAATCTGGATAGAATTCCAGAATCTTTGGGTGGCGATCTCTATCTCATCAACGGGGCCATGACTAAATTACAGGACGCAGGCGCGTTCGCAAATATTAAAGAAACGGAGGAACCTAAATGAAGAAGTTTTGGAACTGGGCACGAGATGAAAACACCGGTGTCCGAACACTCTACCTAGACGGCGTTATTGCAGAAGATTCATGGTTTGACGATGACGTCACCCCTAAGGCATTTAAAGCAGAGCTTACTGCCGGTGAGGGTGATATTGTTATTTGGCTCAATTCTCCAGGAGGTGATTGCATTGCTGCTAGTCAGATTTACGCCATGCTGATGGATTACAAAGGCACTGTTACCGTAAAGATTGATGGCATTGCTGCTTCTGCCGCCTCAGTCATCGCCATGGCGGGGACAACGGTGCTTATGGCACCAACCGCCCTGATGATGGTCCATAACCCCCTTACCGTGGCCATTGGAGACAGCGAGGAAATGAAAAAAGCAATCGCCATGCTTTCTGAAGTTAAGGAAAGCATCATCAATGCCTACGAAATCAAGACAGGCCAGTCAAGGACAAAGCTCTCGCACCTTATGGATGCAGAAACCTGGCTCAATGCAAAGAAGGCCATCGAGCTTGGCTTTGCTGATGGCATCTTGGAGGATGAAAAGAAAAGAAATCAGACCGAGGACTTTACCTATGCCTTTAGCCGCAGAGCTGTTACCAACTCCCTGCTTGATAAGGTAAAACCCAAACTAGCAAAAGAGAATACTGGCACCCCAATTGAGTCGCTAGAAAAGCGGCTTTCTTTGATTCAACACTAAATTTTAGGAGGAAAACACTATGAATAAAATTCTTGAACTGCGTGAAAAAAGAGCAAAGTCCTGGGAAGCTGCTAAAGCCTTCCTGGATACCAAAAGAGGTACAGATGGAATTGTATCTGCTGAAGACACTGCAACCTATGAAAAAATGGAAGCTGATGTGGTTGCCCTTGGTAAGGAAATTGATCGTCTTGAAAAACAAGAGGCTCTGGACCGTGAGCTTTCAAAGCCACTTAACACACCGCTTACCGGAAAACCTATCTTCCAAGGCATGGAATCCAAAGGTGGTAGAGCTTCTGCAGAATACCAGAAAGCATTCTGGAATGCCATGAGAACCCGTGCTGGTGAAGGGCTCGATCCTATGATTAAGAACGCACTACAGATTGGTACTGACACTGAAGGTGGCTATCTTGTACCAGATGAGTTTGAGCGAACACTCATTGAGTCTCTTAATGAAGAGAATATCTTCAGAAAGTTAGCAAATGTCATCTCTACATCTTCTGGTGATCGTAAGATTCCTGTGGTAGCTTCCAAAGGTACTGCTTCTTGGATTGATGAAGAAGGTGCCATTCCTGAAAGCGATGATAGCTTTGGACAAGTTTCCATTGGCGCTTACAAGCTAGGTACCATGATCAAGTTATCTGAAGAGCTTCTAAATGACAGCGTCTTTAATCTTGAAAACTATATCGCCAGGGAGTTCGGAAGACGTATCGGTAACAAGGAAGAGGATGCCTTCTTTACTGGAGATGGTTCTGGTAAACCTACAGGTATTCTTGCTGCCACTGGTGGAGCACAGATCGGTGTAACCGCTGCAAGTGCCACTGCCATTTCCATTGATGAGATTTTGGACCTCTTCTACTCTCTTAAATCGCCTTACAGAAATAAGTCCGTGTTTGTTATGAACGATGCCACCATTAAGGCCATTAGAAAGCTAAAAGATGGTCAGGGTCAGTATATCTGGCAGCCTTCACTTCAGGCAGGAACACCAGATACCATTCTGAACAGACCTGTTTACACTTCATCCTACGTTCCTACCATCGCTGCATCTGCAAAGTCCGTCATCTTCGGTGATTTTGGTTATTACTGGGTAGCGGATCGTCAAGGTAGAGTATTCAAGAGACTTAATGAGCTTTATGCAGCCACTGGTCAGGTAGGCTTTGTTGCTACTCAGCGTGTGGATGGAAAGCTGATTCTACCTGAAGCCATCAAAGTGCTTCAGCAGAAAGCGTAATGGAGGTGCCCTATGAGTTATAACACAAAGAATTATACCGAACAGGGCG